GTACCACCGATAGTTTCAGCAGCTTCTGTCTTCAGGTAGTTCGATGTATATACATCAAAGCCGTAGATGTTAGCAACAAAGGACATGCCAGTTGCGATACCATCACGAACAATACCTTCCCAACGTGGGTTGTTAGATACGTTTGTCAACTGAGACAGTGTGTTCATCTCAAATTCAACAGACGGATCAACGATAGCAACGAGGTTGCGCTGTGGTACTTTACCAGTTTTCAAAGCACGAAGTGCCTTAGCAAAGTCTTCAACAGCAATCTTGTTACCTGAGCCAGAACCAAGCATACGGTGGTCAACGCCATTGATTGCGTTACCATTGTCTACTGTTTGCTGACCACCCAAAGCCATGATGTCTGTCTCAAGACGTTCCATCAAAGCACGTTCTTGCAGAGGCACGAACTGTGACATGATTTGGTTTGAGTAGTAAACATCCTGCATCGCTTTGTTAGTGATGTAGTTACCAGCCTGAAGGTACTCAGTGATGGTGAACGTAAACTGTGCATCATCAATTGGGTCATATGTGACCGCAGCATCTTCAGTGTAGTCGTTAACGGTTGCATCACCCAAGGATGGGATTTTGAATGTATCACCATCTGGGAAATCATTCAACCAGTTAACGTATTTCATACCTTGCAGTTCGTCCCGCAAGATTTCTTTAAGCTCTGCACCCCAAACTTCTGCACGTTTGGCTAATGCGAGAGTAGCTACTGTATTACCAGCCATTGTTCTATTCCTTTATTTATAGAAGCGGTCACCCAAACGGTCGGCATCTGCCATCATTTGCCGTTGGGTAGACGGTTTATAGTATAGTGTCGAGTTCTCCCGACGAAGTTTCTGGTAGTAACCAAAGTCTTTGTCAGAAGATGCTTGCATTGTAGAACCCTCAGTACGAATGCTCCCCTGCACTAACGGAGAAGGCTTAGGTGCTGACTGTCCCATTAACTGCATAAATGCAGTAGGGGATTTAGCAGCCATACCTTGCAGCTCAGAAATAGGTAACCCAAGTTCATTAGCTTTCTGCTGTACTACAGATGATGCTTCAGTTCCATAGGTTTGTGCAAGTTCCGACTCAACGATTGCAATGTTGTTTTTAGCAACACTTTCTTGCTCTCGTTTCCTCAGGGTCTGTTCAACTAGGCTCTCAATGTTTGCTTCACTCGAAGTGGGCTGGGTGTTAGCTGTATTCGAAGTGCCACTAGTATTGTTGTTGGGGTCAAGAAGTTCGGTTGTGGATTCCGAGGCCATTTCTTCCATCTTATTAGTAACTCCAAGTTTGTAGGCTTGTTTTTCTAGGTCAGCTTTTAAAGCAGCATTTTCTTGTTTCATCTGTTCGATAAACTTATCTGCTTCCAGCTTGCCCTTTGCTAACGCCTCTACATCATTGAACTTACGTCCTTCTCCCACAAGATCACCTAAGACTGAAGGGCTGGTTGGCTCTTCAAAGGCTGATACTTGTTCACTCTGTGTTGCGGGGGTCACCTGCTCCTCAGAAAATACACTCATTGTTAATCCTTGTCTAAGTTAATAAGGTCCAACACAGTGGTCACTGCTCGATTGAACCCGTTGCGATCTGCTTGCTTGTATGCCCACGATGGTGAGTCATAGTCTGCGGCAGGGGTAGTATCCTTTAGCATAGGCTCTAGGATTTCTTTAAGGCGGTCTAAACTCTCTCTGTTTGAGTGGAGAACCTGACTTACTGCCTCTTTTTCTTTCTTACTCTTGCAGTCTTTAAACCAAGCTGCCTTCATTCAATAGGCTCCTCTAGGGCTTGCTCAGGGGCAGGTTCTAGTTCCTGCATACCTTGTTCAGCCTTTTCCTCTTGCTCTGCTTCAAACTCGACCTGAGCCTCTGTGACAACCTTCTGTGTCTCCAGCTGTTCAGACACTGCAATGTTCTCACCAAACAAGGCTGGTTCACCTAACTCATCTGCAAGCAAACGAGCAAACTCTTTACCTGACAGGTGAGACCCGATACTAGGATCAGATGCCTTGATCTGGTACATCGTTGTAAGGCTCTGCACTCTTTGAGCACGTTCAGCAAAGTGACGAGCACCCATCGGAATAATCTTACCGTTAGCCTTGATGTCATCACGAGTAATCTGAGTAAAGAAGTAAAGCCCTGTATCCTCGTTTAGAACCTTGGCTGTGTCTTCGTAGTCCATATTACGACGAGCCACTTCAAGCATAGCATTCAAGATAGGCTCAAGGAACACACGTTCAAAGTGAGCAGTCTTGTGTTGGAAGATACGGCCAGCGGCTGTCATCAACTGGTTAACTTCAAAGGCTGTCTTTTCACCAGCACTACGGATACCCATAGCCTCACGAGGAGCACCAGCCATCATCTCCATCTTAGCTTCCAACTCTCTAATCTGGAAGTCAGCATTCAAGGCAGTTGAGTCAGGTACAAGATAACCTACATCGCCTTCATCACCCAAGTAAATACGAGCATTAGGTTCAAAGTCAAAGTCCTCTACGTCACCACGTATCTTCAATACAGGATAAGCAATCTGATCGAATACGTCTGCCTTGAGATTCTCTAGGTGGTCAATGCGGTACTGCATACCTACAAGATTGTCTAGTGGACCCATGCTGTAAAGGTTGTCAGGACGATCACGCCAGCCTACATGGAAGATAGGGTCACGACCTAAGAAGCTAGGGTTCTCCTCGTTTGACAAAACGTAAGCACGATCTACAATGGTGATGATACGGTTGTTCATAAACTTACCAGTACCTGTGTCGTAGATGTCACCGTAGAAAGTAAGAATCTCTACGTAATCTGACTCATAGTAATCAGTTAAGTTGTCAAACCCATCAGCTGTAAAGCCTTCCGACTTGTTTACATCAATGTCGTTACCTTTAGCTGCACCACGATTGCCTAGCATCTTGTCAAAGATGTCAGCCATGTAATCCTTGTCAGGTGTGTTCTCAACCATACGTTGAACTTCACCTAAGGTTAAGACAGAACGAATAATCTTAGGTGTGTCAGCAAACTCAGCAGCAATAGGGTTAAAACAAATATCAAAAGGAGAGATACGAACTAGCTTGGGGCCAACGTAATTGACAACCCGATCTCCATCCTCGAACTCTGTCACCTTACGTTGATAGTCTACTGTAGCAAAACAGTTACCATACTGGATGTAGTCGTTAATAAGTTTACTTGTAGTATTTACGAAGTCAGACTGACGTAGCTTGTTTTGCATGTAGGCTTGAATGATGTCACGTTTAATCTTAACATCTGAATCAGAATCTGTAGCCTCAAAACGAAACCAACGCTTCTGTGGAAACAAAGCAGCAAAGTAGTTAGCATGTAAGTTATCAGCAATCTGTGTTAGCTTTGGAGTAGTTGTAGAGTTAGACCAAGGCAACTTGCTGTTGCTTGTGGTACGAGTGTCTGTAGCATAAACGTAGTTACGCAACTCTTTCCACTCTTCAATCTTTTCAGAACGAGAGTTATTCCAAGATGACCAGCGATTAGAGATGTCCACAGCTAAGGCGTGTGGGTCAATAATGCTTTCAATGTCAATAGTCGTGCCAGCCATAATGACTCCTAGTCCTAGCTATGTGATAATAATACCACACCTTAATTTCTTTGTCAACTGCTAAAAAGCTACACCACCGAATTTGGGGTGGAATACTACATTGTTTTCTTGACTTCTTATTTTTCTTACAGACATACTTGGCTTGACTGCCACCTCAACTGCTGCTGCTAAACAGTCTTTACAGTCATCGTGTGCTGGGTTATGTGACACAAGTTCTTCTTCTAACACTTGACAGTTACCACCACGGTAATGGTACATCTGTAAGTTGTCGTATCGTGGCTCAAGAGTAGCAGCAATCCGTTCTTCTTTGGAACCTTGATGCCTGTTTGGTCTATGCTCATCAATCTTTAAAGCTAGACCGTTAGGTTTAATGTAGTTATCTTTTAGTTCAGATACAATAGCTGACTGAGCAGCAGTACATTCAGCTCGTAGTTTCCTGAAGTCCCAGCGATTAAGGAGGTCAAGGATGTGCCGGAAGTACTCAGAAATCTTGTCTGTTTTAAAACGATCAATGTCTAAAACATATACGTTATTTTCATAGTCCACTCCAATGACGACAATGGCAGTGTAGTCGGAACGCTTACTGACACTGTAAGCAAAGTCCACAGCTGCACTAACATTTAGTTTACGTCCTTGGTAGTGCCATTGCCCATTGTCACGGCTAAGATGTTTACGTTCATAGTACTGGAACTTTTCATAAGCAATAGGTTGAGTATCAGGATCAGTCGGGTCATTGTAGTACTGAGCACGAAACTGTACACGGTCTAGGTACTGCCCACGTTTCTTGGCTAGGATTTTAATATCGAAACCAAACATCTTACCATCTTTGCGAAGCTGTCGAGGCCAGAGAAAGTCACCAGTGCCATCACCGTTATCCTCTACTGCTTTTTCCATTACTTCGTAGATACTCTCTTTACCTGTTAACTCACCCTTGTCTGTGTATATGTCTTCTTCCATACCCATCAGATCAGAGTACAAGTCCTTAGGATGGTAACGTGTACCTACTACCCATTCTCTAGCTTCACTACCCTCAATAGATGATAGCAAAGAGTACTGGGATTTAACTTTGTTACGACCTTCCCCAGTGTACGCATTTTCAAATACCACAACATCATCAAGAACTGCAATGTCACAGTGCATCCCAGTAAGGGAAGTAGTGAGACCACCAGTAAATATAGAAGGGTCACGTATGGCTTCCTTCTTACGGTCTGGGTGATCCAGAGCAATCTCAGATGTAGTCCACTTCTCTCGTTTACTCTCATCTTTGTTTAGATGTTCAGGCCAGTACTTCTGGTGTATGTCTGACTCAAAGATGTTCTTAATAAACGATAGCTGTTTCTGAGCTAGGTTAGATGTAGCTGAGATGTAAAGTACCCGTAGGGTGGGGTTCTTAGTTAACTCCCAAGCTACTCTATAAGCTACCATAGCTGACTTACCGTGGTCACGAGGAAATAAGAGTAACTGATGAGTTTTAGCTTCTTGTCTGGTCCACCACTTACACACATCTTCGTGACAATTTCCTAGTACACGTTGAGGTGCTACAAGTTTGATAAATGTAACAAGACTGCGTTCAGCAGCTTCTCTTATTTCCTGTGCAGTAGCCATACTTATGCAGCAGCTTCTTCTTTTTGTTCTGGCGCTTCTAATGATTCAGCAAGCATTTTAACAAAGGCGTCTCGGCCCACGTTAAGCTGATCCAAGTTAAATTGCGCAGACCCTAGCTTACGATCCAGATCATTGATGTGGTTCAACATAGTCTTCTGTGCGTCAGTCATGTCTTCGATGTTGTATTCGATGTCGTTGACGGTGATGAGGTTCTTTTCATTTTTACTCATAACGGTCTCCTTTAAGTTTGAGTTACGAGTTGGCTGCGATTGCAGCATTGGCGGCAGTCATATCTTCTGTAGTCCAGAAGTCTTTGGCTACCATGATTTCCAGATGCTCGACATTACGAGCAACTGTGTCTGTCCAGTCAGCATCTTCCATGCCTTCTGGTTGTCCAGCGTTAATCAGGTCAACAGAGTGACCCATTGCTGTGTAGTGTTGTGCGATTTCTTCTGTGGTTGGTGTATCAGTCATGTCTTTCTCCTTATGACGGTTTAGGGTGAGCCTGCTTCACGGCTAAAATCTTAGTTTTCCAAGCATCAAGACCGTTGTGATAGATGTCATCAAGTTGATCTTCTATGCTTGGGTATGCTGCGGCACGAGATTCTTTATAAGCGTGTGCGGCAACCTCTGCATCAACCGCTGCTTCATCATAATCAACGACATTGCCATCTGCATCATAGGCAACAAAATCCACAGTTGTAGCAACATTTGGATATAGCTTGTGTATTGCTTCCAGCTTATGCATTGTCTATCTCCATTAAAATCATGATTGAAGCACCATCTGATGCGTTGACATAATGTGTCCCTCCGCCATCGTAACTTATTTTATAAGTAAGCGCAGATGTGCTGTTTGGGCTATCAACCCAATAGAAAGGATGAACACACTGATTCGAGGAGTTAAATCTAAAATACTGGTATTCTCCGAGTTGAGTTCCATTCCTATACCTATAGTATTCTGCCCCACCATCGTACTCTGTGGAAATCTGGCCCATCATTATTATTTTAGAAGTTGTTGCAGTTGGGGTAATGGTGGCACTTACCGCATCTATTTTTACACCAGCACTTCCACTGACCTGTGACTGGTTTATGGTAGAAACGACCTGCAAAACCTTGCCTCCCCCAGCACCACCAATGCCTGTCCAAGTACCACTTGAGTCACAGTGCGCCCTTACGTTACCATCCCCATCCGACAACACGATGTTGTTGCTTGAGGTGCGGATGTCCAAGCCGTTTTCATTGCCGTTGTAGCGTCCTATGATGGTGTTTCTATTGCCAGATTGCATTTGATTACCAGCACCATCACCTACAAAAGTGTTGGAAGTTCCTGTGCTGTAGTATCCAGCAAGACGCCCAAGATAAGCATTTCTCTCGCCCGTACTATTAGTGTACCCCGCCTGATACCCTACCGCAGTGTTGTTGCTTGCGGTGGTGTTGGAGTACAAAGCAGAATCACCAATCGCAACATTGGTGGTGCCTGTAGTATTGGAGGTCATAGCACCACTGCCCAAAGCAGAGTTGGACGCACCTGTTGTATTTGCCCCAAGAGCAGAGTTACCTACGGCTGTATTTTCATTTGCAGTGGTGTTCGCATCAAGCGCAAGTCTACCAATAGCCGTGTTTTGTGAACCTGTAGTATTACTATACCCAGCTTGATAGCCAACAGCAGTGTTGTTGGATGCGGTGGTGTTGGTTTCTAAAGCAGATCGACCAATAGCTACGTTATTTCCACCAGTAGCGTTTGAGTACAATGCAGCACTACCTATCGCTATATTATTTGAAGCCGATGTATTAGAATATGCCGCCCTATCACCAAGAGCCACATTATACTGTCCGCCACCATTTGTACGTAAGGCAGTATTACCAAGAGATGTATTTCTTTCACCCGAAGTATTACCATACCCCGCTTGATACCCCACAGCGGTGTTGTAGGATGCGGTGGTGTTGGCTTCTAGAGCCTCACGACCAACAGCAGTGTTATTTGCTCCAGTCGTGTTAAAGTGCAACGCTTGATAGCCTAAAGCACTGTTGTTATTAGCTGTCGTATTGTTAGCTAGTGCCTGACGACCAACAGCTACGTTTTCCTCACCAGTCGTATTATCATAGAGTGACTGATACCCAACTGCTGTGTTGTTGCTTGCGGTGGTGTTGGACTGGAGTGCATAAGAACCGTAAGCCGTGTTGTACTGACCAGTAGTGTTTGCAGTTAACGCTATATAGCCTGAAGCAACATTGTAGCCGCCAGTTGTATTTGCATACAATGCATTATAACCAAGAGCAGTATTAAGAAGCCCACTAGTGTTACTATACAGTGTTTTATGACCAACTGCGGTATGACCATTTACGGTACTTGCAGAGTATAATGACTGATAACCTACCGCAGTGTTGTTGCTTGCGGTGGTGTTATTCGTAAGTGCATCACGACCCAATGCGGTATTATATGACCCCGTTGTGCTTCGCTCTAAGGCTCCCTCACCGACTGCAACTAGTTCTGCACCTGTTGTATTAGCTGCTAAAGTGTTCATGCCCACGGCAGTATTATAAGAAGCTGTCGTATTGTTACCTAAGGAAAACCCGCCAATGGCTACATTAGATGCCCCAGTTGTGTTGTCTTGTAAGGCTGTATGGCCCAAAACAGTGTTGTAAGACGCTGTAGTATTCGCATACCCTGCGGATTTACCAATAAAGTTATTGCCAGTTCCAGTAGTATTACTATACCCAGCTTGATACCCAACCGCAGTGTTGTTAGATGCGGTGGTGTTAGCTTGTAAAGCTGAACGACCCAATGCCACATTATTAGAGCCTGTTGTGTTGCTGTCTAAAGCACCCACCCCTACTGAAATTGTATCTGAGCCTGTTGTATTTGCTAACATTGAATTGAAGCCAAGCGAAACGTTGTTTTGCCCGCTTGTGTTTGCTGTCAAAGACGCAGAACCAATTGCTGTGTTTCTTGACCCACTTGTAAGCGCATCTAAAGCAGTATTGCCCAACGCCACGTTGCCTGTACCAACAGGATAATTCCCATCCAGCTTGATTGTGCCGCCATCGATTGACACGTTGCCTGTAAAGGCTGCGCCTGTTTCCATTGCAGCGCCAGCAGCGGCCACGTTAGTCGCATCAGTTACGTCAGCGCCAGCTTCAATACCCGCTAGTTTGCTCTGCTCTGCATCAC